TTCTGCTTCCATAACTTCTATCTCGTCTCTTGCTATTTGCTTTGGTTTAATTTCTCTGTACAGCTTATCTCTTTTTGGATGATAAATACTTAAGAACTCTTGTAAAATTCTTTTTTCTCTTGGAACAAGTAACATTCCGTTTCTAAAAACTACATGAGAAAGTCTATGTTGACCTTTCATTTCATCAACAAAAACTGTTTTTTGGTTTTCACAGTATTTTATTTCTCTTTCATAACCTTTTTCTTCATCAAAATAAAATAAATCTGAAGAAGCAATAGTGTAAGTTAAAGGCGTTAGTCCTCTTCTGAGAATATATCTCCTGTCTTTAACCTCCCATACTGGTTTTGTAGGTTTAACTTTTGCTTTTGGTTGTGGAGTTTCCATAACCGGTGGTGTTTCAACAACCACCTCTTTTGTTTTTTCTTTTTTTGCCATAATATAATATAATATAAATTAATAAAAATAAAAGGACCGAGGCCGAAGCCCCGGTTCTTTTAATGTTTAATGCTTATTTCATTAACATGAAATTGTTAGCACCTTGAACAATTAGACATCTTTCAGTCAACATGTGAATTTGCATCGCATCTAAAGAAGATGTAATGTTTCCACCAACTGAACCAGTCACCCAAGACTTCATCTTTCTGTCCTCGCCATTTGCAGCTCTGTAACGTACGTGTAAGAATGGTCTCTTTAAGTTTTTACCTAAAGTTCCGTCATACACAGTAGATACACCAGCAGGAACAATAACACCTTTAACTAAACCAGCAGCAGAGCTACCTCTAGTAGACTTGTCATTTAAGTATTTCCAGTCAGTTTTGTAGAAGTCATAAGAACCTCTTCTGAAACCGTTGAAACCTAAATTTAAAGCCATGTTAGCGTCGTTTTCAAATACCCCGTAAGAAGCACTTGCACCTGAAACCATAGCACCAGTTTGAATACCACCAATTTGTCCTAGCATATCGTCAAATCCTAAAGCAGCAGTTCTGTTTAAGAAAAGCATGTTTTCTTCAATAGCACCTTGCTTATCAAACTCTTTTAAGATGTTGTCAAATCTAGTTAAATTAGCAGCAGATGTATTTGAACTAATTATAGCTTCAGAAATATTACCTCTACTTTCAATAGCAGAAAATAATCCTTCAGTACCCTCGATAGTACCACCATTAGCAAACGTTGGATACACTGGGCCAGTTCCTGGAGCAGAACCAGTAAATACAGTTATATCTGCTTTTTTAGCTTCAATCATAGCCATTTCAGTGTAGTCAGCAAAACGTGCTCTAGTATCACCTTCAGCTTTTAAGTACCAGTAGTAACCGTTTTGTCCTTCTTCACCAGTAACTTCAACCCATCCAATTTGCGTAACATCAGATCCAGCTACTTCGTAGTAGTCCTTCATGATGATTGGCTTGTTAGTAAATGTTTTGAATTTAGGTGCGTTAGCAACTGTTCTACCTTCACTAGCTTTAGTAAACTCAGAACCAAATACAAATAGTTTTACTGATTTAGCTGTTGTAGTATCAGCAATAGCAAGCCCAGTATTTGCACCGGCACCAACTTCTGCTAAATCTTGTCTATCATATGGTAATAAAGTTACGTCATCATTATCAACTGCAGAAACATAAGCTCTAATTTCAGCATCAGCATCACTAACTAATACCATATCACCAACTCTAACACCATGATCTACAGTAGATGCATTAATAGCATTTCCATCGATGTCGTGTGTTATAGTCATTTTTGTAACGTTAGCAGTAGTAGTTGTAATACCTTGGTAAGCTAAGTGTAATCTACCTTGCTCAGACCAAATAACTTGGTCAGAAGACATAGCTTCTTCAGCTCCTACTTGTGATAGGAAACCAGAAATTGTTCTATTACCAAAAACTTCAGCTTCCGCTTCCATTAAATCTGGTAAATATTGTTGTGCCCAACCTTTAGTAGCTTCTGACGTAAAGTCTATATAGTTGCTTCCTAAAGTTTGTTTTGATGGGGCTGGCACAGTGTTCAGTAAGCCCCCTGGAGTTAAACTCATAATTTTGTTATTTTTAAATTAATATTTATTTACTTTCTTTTTTTAAAACCGTAAGAAGATGTTGAATCGTCAATTACTCTGAACTTAGGTCCGCTAGTATTATTGTTAGCAGGCATAGACTCTCTAGGATCCATGTTGATATTTTTTGATTTAGCAACACTATCTTTTAAAGCATCCGCCTTACCTTGTTCATAGAAGTGATTAGCAATAGCGTCTGAATTCATTGCTGTAAACAGAGACTTATGATAACCCATTGCATCCGACATCATATTATTTTTATCTAAAAACTTTTTAGTAAAATTATTTAAGTCACTTTGAGTTTTCTTAACCTCATCACTATTTTTAACATTAACTCTATATCTCTTGTCTCCAACCTTGTATTCAAAACCTTTGAATTTATCGTTGAAAACTTGATTAGTTTTGTTAACAAACGTAGTGGTTTGGCTATCAGCTACTTTTCTACTTTCTTCTTCCTGTTTGTTGTACCTATTAAAGAAGTCCAGAGCTTTTTGAGCTTCAGGTGTTAACCTTGACCCAGCTTTGATTTCTTCATAGTATTTAGACTTTTGCCCGTCTAAGTGGCTTTTAGCACGAGCTACTTGCTCTTTTAGTGCTATCTTTTTTCTTTTAATATCTTTTTCCTCATCTATTTCTTCGTCGTAAGAAAACTCTTCGTTTATTAAAAAATCAACTTCGTCTTGATTTAAATGAGATTTTGTATTTTTGTAGTACTCTCGTAGTAAAGCTTTGTCTTCATAACCTGTAAAATCTTGATTAAGTTTTACATAGTCTTCTAAAGTACCACCAGTTTCTTCCATAAAATCTACAACTTTTTGTAAATTCTCCGGTATTGCTTTGCCAGTTTCTTTAGCTTCTATTATTTTTTCAGCTATTTCTTCTACCTCTTCTTTAACTTCTTCTTCAGTAACTTCTTCTAATACTGGAGCTTCTTGTGCTTCAACTTCCGGTTGTACTTCTTCTTGTTTTTCTGTGGTGTCGGCATCACTAAGCTCTGTAACCACTCCCTCGTCGACAGGGTTATCCTCTTTAACTTCATCTTGTTTTGGTTCTATTGGTTTTTTTAAATCTACCTTTACTGTATCTCCTTCAGGATTAGATTTAATTTTTTTCATTTTTTTCTTTACTTTTAATTTTCCAACTGTATTATCTACAACTGGCCCTTCTTTTGTTTCTTCCATAATATAATATAATAATAATTAATAATTTTTTACATAGTGTCTGCTAGGTTGAAGTCGCCACCTATACTATCATTACCTGCAGACTCAAAGTTTTTAGGTGCTTTACCATTATTTCTTTGATCTATCATTTCACTTTGTTGTGTGGCTTGTATTTTTGTTCTTTCGTCTTTACGATCTTCTTTCATACCTTCATTTTCTGATGCAGCAGAAGTTTCCAACTCTCTTAATTGCATGTTAAATCCAAACTCCATTTCCATAAGTTCTTTTTTAGCTTGCATTTCAGCTTGAAGCTGTTTTAGTCTCATTTCAGCTCTAGTTTGTTCTAACTGCATTTCGCCTTGAATTTTTTGTTGTTGAGCTTGCATATCAGCTTGCGCTTTTGCTTGCGCGGCTTGTTGATTTGTTTGTGACTGCTTCTCCATGTTTTGCTGTTGCATTTGTTGGTCTTTTTCCATTTTCTTTTTTCTACGCAACTTTAACAACTGGTTAGCAAGTTTTAGACTTTTTATTTCTCTAATATCAATAGCATCTTCTAATTCTATTATACCTTTTTGCAATGCCATTTGAATATTATTTTCTAACATTTGTTTTTCTTCTTCATCTGGAGTTAACTCTATATGTATACCAAAATCATACAAGTGTAAGTCTTTTAATTCTTTTAACGTGGCAACATTGTGACTACCTATTTGTTGTATAAAAGCACTTGCAGTTGGTGAGTATTCTAATATATCAGATATTCTTAAAACTAAAGCTTCAGCAACTTCTTGTGTTAAAAACAAACCAGCTTGCAATATGTGTCTTGTTGCTGTGTTAGAGTTAGCAGCTGCTATTTTTTGAATACCAACTAAAGCATTTTTATCTGGTGAACTACCGTCTCTAGCTTCGTTTAAACCAGTAGCATCTCTAATCATTTGCATATAGTAGTTGTAAGTTTGAATTAAACTACCCATTTTTTGACCACCACTTCCACTTGCTATTTCTTGTATTGGCATTCTACCTGGATTACCATCACCATCAGCTGTCATTGATCTACCTATAATCGAACCTGTTTGGAAGAACATGTTTAAAGCTTCTTGTGGATTATAGTTTGTTCCGTTACCTAAATCTATTTCAGCAAGACCATCAGCGTCTAAATATATACCATCTGGAACCATACGTGATAACACTTGTTGTAGTTTTAAGTGTGTAAGTTGTATCATGTCAGCAAAACCAGTTATTCTACTTACAGTGCTTTCTATTTTACCATTGTATTGTCTTGGCGCGACTATACTGTAGTTCATTTTAACTTTAGTAAAATCACTTTTAGGTCTAAGCATGTTTTGTGATAAACCCCATTTTAATAACTTTTTAGTACCAAGAACCATTGCTCCATCATACAAAACCTCTATTGCTCTTGAAACTCTAGCAAAAGTACCGTCCATGTTTTCTGGTGGATTAAACGTGTCGTCTTTTTCTATAGCTTTGTCAGCGCCAGTAGCTGTTTCTTTTACTTTATAAACCTCGTTCATATATGTTTTATAATTAAAATATAAAACTTGAACCTTGTTGTCATCAACCTCTTCAGCATTAGAGTGTTGTCCATGTGCTTGATTAACTGTTGATTTGTTTTTAGCTATATCCTCAAGCTCTTCTTGGCTTAAATGTGGAAACTGCCTAACCAATTCGTTTAATGGTATGTACTTTACTTCACCAACATAATATATATCTTCGTAGTAAGGTGACTTGCTGTAAGAATAAACTAAATCAGCTGGATCAACATACTCTATTGTAGTGCCTTCAGATGTATTAAAACAAGTTTTTACAGCACCAATGCCTAAAACTGTTAAGTCTCTATAAAATCTTTTTTTAGTAAGCTCATAATTATTACCTTGAAACAAAACTTTTAAAGCTTGCTCTTCAGCAACTTCAATAGATTGTTTGTAATTTAACTGCATGTGTAAAGCTAATTCTTCTTCAGTATCTGGTAAAGTTTCTTTAGGATTTTCTCTTGTCTTTACATTAAAGTTTTCTTCAGCGTAGTCGTTAAACTCTCTAGACCGCATGTCTCTAAGCATTGACTCCATATACTTAGTTCTTTTATCAACACCGTTTGTATCTGTAGATACACACTTTATATCGTACATTCTTTCAGCAATACCATTTACTAGTATATCTACAAACTTAGGTATAATAGGTACTGGTTTCCAGTCTAAGTTAAGATAAGATAAATCACCATTAATAGATAATTCATCTTTATATTTTTGTACAGGTTGCTCTCCTCTAGCGTAAAGTCTTAGTTTGTGAAACTGGTTTTTTGTATTAAGATATTTATTTCCCCTTCTATTATTATTAAACCACTCTGACTCAATAGCTTTACCTACTTTTAAGCCATATTCATAGCTTAATTTTTCAGCATCGCTAACAGCTTGGCTCGGGAAATTTAAAGTTGTAATCATATTAATTTATATTAATTTAGATATGTTGCCAGTATTAGAATACTTAGCTATGTTTATATTTAGCTTAGGTCTTTCAACCTTTGCGTTAGGAGCATACAAATGTCTGTTGTTTGCCATTATAGCTAAACCAGAACTTATTGACGCATCATGCTTTGTTCTTTTATTTATATCAAATGCAGCCCAATCGTTTAGCAACTCATTAAAATAACAATCACCAAACTCTCCTTCTTGATTTAAACCAACGTGATCTTGTATGTACATTTCAATTGCAGCTGCATGAGCTTGTTTTATATCTTCGCTTGAGTTAGGTATACCACCTACTTCTTTTTCTGCTGTAGATAATTTGTTCCATACTTTGTCAGGTCTATTCATACTAAAACCTCTATAACCACGTCTTCGTAAATAATACAATAGACGAGGTTTGTTGTTCTCTGCGAGTATAGGCATCCCATAAAATACTAATGCCATTAGAACGTCTTCAAAGAACATCTCTGCAGTTTGTGGTCTAGCTAGGTACTCTAGAAAAAAGCTGTTAGCCGGAGCGCTTTCCATACTAAACTTAGTTAGCCCGTGTAAAGCACCTTTAGAACCTACACCATCTACAGTTCCTGATATATCGTAGCTATCACAACCAAAAGCACCCATGTGTTCATTTCCAGGCCACTTAACACCATTTTTAATTATAACTTTGTTCTGTAAATGAACTTGAGGTGTCCAGCTTACTTTAAATCTACCGTTTTTGTTTGGATAAAAAATTACCTGTGTATCTTTTTTACCATTAACCCATTGAAAACTTCCTTGTGTAATACCTAGTGAGCTAGCCATTTCTTCGTTATAATCTATCTGTTCGTATATTTTTACTAAATTAAATATACTATTTTTAGTCTCATCTCTAAATGCATGCTCCTCTGTTCTTGGAAACTGTCTGTAAAATTCATTTAGTGCATCTTGATCATTTTTTAAACCGTCAGCTTCGTTTTGCCAGTTCTCTATTACACCTACATCTATTAATTCCCCATGTGGGTCAAACACTTCATCACTCGGATTATCGAAGACTGGGCATCCGTGTTCATCAATAAATCCTTCGTAGTTCCACTCCATTGGGATAAAAAGAGAATATAGACCAGACGCTGTCTGTCCATTTCTGTTTCTTTTAGTAACATCTGATTGACCATATAGTTTTTTAAAGTTATTACCTCCTTTATCTAGCGCGTTAGATGTTGATCCCATCATACACTTACCAATAATTCTACTACCTAATCTTAGACATGTTTTTGTAACACGCCAGTTGTTTAATATATTATCAGGTCTTTCCCACTTACCACTTTCATCATGTACTAGTAAATTAAGTTTTTCTCCATCATAACTGTTGTCACCTGTATTTTTCCAATCAATAGTAGTATCAAGTCCAGCCAAGTCTTCCTGCTTTTCATTAGCAACAATCTTTTTACGCGTGAACTTACTTGCAGGAACCCTATAAGCAAGCTCAGACTTAGGTCTGTCCATACCGTCTTGAATCGGTTTGAAAAAGAACGGATAGTTAACTGATATTGGTACAACTTTGTCTGTAAACATTTTTTTAGCATCTGCACCTGTTTTAGAGAGTATACCAAATCTACTATCACTTGCTAATGTAGCTTGGTTAACTGTTTCTGCTGAAGACATAAAAGAAAAACCAGATCGTCTGTTTTTAAGGTAACACATACCATAACATCTTTTATCTGCTTTACAAGCTTCCCAAAATATATAAAATATTCTATTAGCTTCTCTAAAGTCTGGTGCACCTACGTCAATTTTACTCCACTGTAAATACATGTAATGTGTACCTGTTATATATGTTGGTGTTCCATTGTTGTTAAACCAAAAACCGTTATCTCTTCTACTAAACTCTTCATCTATATAATCAAACCACTGTGATTTTTTTTCTTCAGGATAACTACGCCAGTCAAATATATTTTTAAGCCTACTTAATTCTTTCGGGTATTCAAACTGCTCCCATTTCTTACTTTCATTAACGTAAACATTAGTTTGTTTTGGCAGTGCTATTTGAAAGTTTTGTATTTCAACTATTTCGCCTATTTGCCCGCTTTTAGATATAACTACAATATCGTGCTCTTTGTTATATCCATACCTCCATTTCTTGCCTTTGTTTAATCTGTTTATAGTGGTTTTTTTTATAGGCTCTACCGTCTTAATTAAATTTTGCTCGTACATTACTTAGATCTGCCTTCTGCGAATCCTCTAAAGACTTTTTTCTCTTCCTCTTCAGGTGTTTTTCCCTCAAGCAAGTTTTCTTCTTCTTGTATTCTGTTAAGTATTTCAAATGCGTCAAATATAGCTAGCTTTTTTGTAGCTGCAGCATTTTTTAATCTATCAGCAGATATATCATCGTCACTATCAACAATGTCTTCTTTAGCAACCTTGATCAACTCCTCTACTGCTCTATGCCCAGCTTGGATTATATTCTTCTTCGTTTCCTTGATATTCATATTTAATTGTAATAAATTGTGACATAACTCTATACATCTTTTGTCCATCAACAATAAATTCATACTCATCATCTGGACTAAAGCCTACTAAATCACCGTTGTTAACACCGTTTTTAATTAATGATTTATCAGCGTACTTCATAATACCTATTAAAGGTTTTTCTGTGTCAGCACTAAATGTATCAATTGATTTTATAGGTTTTACAAAACAATAACCATCTAAAGCTTTCCAATCACCACCACTACTTCTGTGTATATATATTTGATCTTTAGATAATAAATACTCGTTTTCGTTTAAAAAAGATCTACTATTTTTCTCAACACCTTTCATGTTTGTCCATCTTCTAAACACGTTATGATGAACAACAACTTCATCTCCAACTTTTATGTTAGTGTAGTTTACTCTAGGTAATTTTTTAACAATACCATTTCTACTTACATGCTTATGATTAAATATTTCTGTATTTAATATTAACTTTTTGTCTTCTACTTTCTTTGTGTTGTTGTATCTTTTGTTTAGTGGGCTAATTATAAAATCATGTACAGCTTTCATTAATACTGTAAGTTATATTCTACAGATACAGCCATGTTTTTGTTAAAATCTTTCCAAGGTAAAACATCTTTTCCTTTTTTAATATAAACACTGTATTTAGTTTCAGATTCTAAAATGTCACATATAGTATGCCCGCCATAAACCTCTTGCCCAACAGAGTAGTGCATTGCGTCATTTTTATAATCTTTACCAATACTTATTTTTCGTATTAGTTTACTCATTTTATTTTATTTTATTATTATCTACTTTTTACAGAGCCAAAGCAGTTTCTACATTTTATTATTATACCGTCTTTTACTTTAACTCTTTTCTTACCACCATTACCATTGTTAACGCCGTTTTTATCAATTATCTTGTAAAAACCATCAGGTAATGGCGTTGCACCATACCTATCTTCAAACAAATAATCTCTTATGCCTATATCACCCGCTGGTTGACCAGGTATAGTGCTAAGATCTGTAGTGCTGCCATTGTAAACAGTAGGGTTAAGATAACCTTTTGTTTGTATGTCTCCCATTTTTACAAATGTAAGTGTAGGTGTTAAACCACTAAAAGCTGCTGAAGTTGTCATTGACATACCACTAACCGTTATTGTTTGGCCACTAACAGCTGTAACAGTTACATTACTAGTTACACCATTGTTACCAAAAGTATTATCACTACCAGTAACTAATAAATCACCTACCTCAGGAACTGCCGCTGCAGTTGAAGGCGCTCCACTTACAACAGAAAAACTAGGACAAGTTATTTGATCGCTTGCGGGAAAACTAAAACTACCCGAGCACTCTACAGCATCTACCATTCCGTACCAATCTCTTATCAACGTGTCTGGATCAGTACCACCGTTCATAGCTGTTTTCCAAGAACCTCTACCGTTTTCAGTTATATATTTAGTAGTAACTAGGTTTTCCCACAAATCTCTACCATCAGAACCTCTAACTTCAGAAACAACTCTATGACCCATTGGCACACCACTGTGGTCGTCGTCATGGTCTAAATCCGTTGAATAAGTGTTTATTGTTTTTAAAGGAATACCATTTTCATCTCTACCTACAGAAGCAGGGTTAACACCACCATAAGCGTCTACTGGCATGTGATACACATTTGCAACAGAACCTCCTCTATTACATGTTTGATTCCAATTAGTTGTTACCGCTGATCTAGTTAATTTGTGTTTACCACTATCAGCAACCTCCATGTCTATTGGACATCCGTAAGCAATACCAAACCAAGTACCAAACAATGGTGCTTCAATAGTCAATGTAACAATACCATTACTTGAATTACCTGGCACAACAGGAACGCAATACGTGTTGTTTCTATTGGCGTGAAAACTTGGGTAATACATTTCGCTTTGTTGAATACTATTAGTTTGACCAGCAGTGTGTAGTTGCAAACCAAGAGTACCAGACGACGGCCAAGCGGTTTCTAAATCAAAATAATCACCATCATCAGTGTTATCATGAGTTTTCATGTTCGGGTATATTGTAACTTTAGGGTAGACACTACTTCTATCTTTCCACCCAGAATAAGGACCAACATTGGTTCGTACACCGGTTGTATTTGATGTGTTTACAAAACCACCAGCACCACTGTTTAATGTGTCGTCCCAATCAAACAAATCTATATTAGTGTATACACCATCTGAACTTTGTGTGAAAGTACCACCACTAGCACCGGTAGTATTAGCATAATGTGCGGGAGAACTTGGTACTGATCCCCTTAAGTTGCTAATAGCTATAATTTTTACACCAACACCAGCTACATTTTTTACGTAAAATTTTTCACCACCTATAAACCCTAATTGCCTAACTCGCTCTAAATTTGAAGCGGTTGTAAGATTTTCGCTGTCTTTAGTAATAATAGGCACATCTCCAGTTCCTGTTATTGAGTTTTCAAAAAAACTTCCACCAATACTAGATCCAGAATCTTGGTTATTATATATACCATGACTCCAAACAAGTCTGTCACCTAAAGAATTAGCAGTTCTAGCTGGGCCACCACTTACATCTCCAGGAAGTAAGTAAGCCCCAGTGTTAAATGTTATACGCACAACACCAACATCTGTACCAGCGTCTAAAGTCATTCTATAAACTCCTCTCGACCCACTTGTATTAATTTGTTGAACAGTGCAAGGTGTTGGACCTGCAGGATAAGCCTGTGCTGGCCAGTCTGTTGCAAAGTCTCTCCATATTAAACCTAAAGGTAATCCTGATGTTTTAGCCATGTTAGCTTTCTAAATAAGCTACACACTGGCCACTTTGAAGCTTGATTTGTGACCATCTACCATAAATAGTTAGACCAGCTGGAAATACAATTGTTCCAGTAGGAGAACCACCAGTACCTAATTCACCACCGTTTGTACTATTAAAAGACATACTTACGTCAGTTAATGCACCAGTAGTTGTGGTTCTTGTTGCACGTTCAGATACGTTAGAAACCAAACCATCTGCGTTTGCTTGAAACTGAGTGTTAGTAACGAAAGTGATAGCGTGGAAATATTGATCTATATCGTTTGGTTTAACAGTATTTTGACTGTTTATAAACACTGATCCGTTTTGCCCAAAAGCACCAGATGCTAAGTCATGTAATGAATTTTTTGCCATTTTTTATTTTTTAAATTGTTGTTTCTACTTCAAGGGGTGAAATCTCACCTGTCTTAATATCTATATTAACCTTTCCGTATTTTTCTTCTAGTTTTTCTTGTAATGCTTGCATAACCTTATCGTTCTCTTGCATAGCGTGTATTATTCTATGTTTTTGTGTTTCAAGTCTACCTACTTCTAAGTTACCTTGATTTGTTTTTGAAACTAAATCTTGAATTGTTTCTAACTCAGAAGTTTCTATTGATTTTATCTTATCCATTTTAGGGGTTTTTCTTTTTGCCATTTTATTTAATTTAAGTTAATTTTATTGTTATTTATATTATTACACAATTTACTTGTGTTTTAAGGCGCTATTGTCTTAGTCATCTACTTCAGAGATATATCCTCCTTCTTCAAGTTCTTCTAAATCAATACCAGTCCCATCACCAACCCAATCACTATGATTTGTAAATGTATAACTAGAACAAGTATTTATATTATTAAACTTCCTAATTCTTTCTTCAACATTTTCTGTTGTTGCTATTAATCTTTTAGTTTTATCCAAGTTTTTTCTCATGAAATGCACTTGTGATTTATCTACTAATTCGAATGTTTCTTTTGTTACTATATAATAATTCATATTATTTATTTACTATTGCTGAGCCACCTGATATTGTGAAGTTGTCATTTGATACAGTAGCATTACCATTACCTTCCCACTTCCAATAACCTACCAAATTACTTGCAGCGCTATGAGTTGTAGCATCTATTACCGTACCACTATTGTACAACGACGAGACCTCACTAGCACTTAGCTCTTTATTCCACATAGTTAAATCATTGTAAACTGTTGCTGAACTATTACCAGTTTTTATCTCACTATTAGCAACACCATTAGAACCAACACTCCAACTTCTATTATTAGTAGTACTCATTGCTGGACTACCACTACCAGAAGTGTAAGTGATTGGTGGAGCACCAGCATTGTTAGCATTCCAATATAACTTCATTCCACTGGTACCATTTGTTGTTGATTTAGTAACAGTTATCATTGTATAGTTATCACTGTTTACATAACCTCTATT